GGGTTTTTATTATCTGTGGTCGCCTAATATACATCATCTTTAAAGTTCACTTTGTCTAATTGCAAATTATCAATCATTCGCATAATCAAAGATATTTTTGAAGCTAACTCTTCTTGTTGATATGCGCGCATAATGAAAGTTGATCGCTGTCCACCATTTGCAATGTAATGAATGTACTCGTGCGTCAAGAGAAGCATGAGTATCTCATAATATTGTGCGGGCATTGGTAGAGTGAGTCTAAATATTCTTTCAGCAGACTGCAAGTCGAATGGTACAGTCGTCAGCTGAGTTGCACCAAAGCCTGGCGTTTCATACAACTTGTCATATTTAGCTAACGCTAGATCATGCATTAGCAGTTTAGAGTTTAAGTAATACCTTAATTCATTACCAACAATACCTAATGATATAAGAAATTTCTTTTTCCCTGAAAATGTACTCAGGTCAAAACTCTTACTCTCATTGAATATGTCACTTGGTGATATTGCTATTGGTGAATGTGCATTAACCATTTTAACTAGAATGTTTACTGGTTTGTGCAAAGGTGGAGACTCGTGCATTCTAACTCCTAGCTGACAGTGCAATTTCTTAATTAATGATGAAGAATACATATATATTGGTATATGTTCAACACAGTGTGGTTGATTTATATCACACATGGATTTAATTAGCATAAATAGTTCTTCCGGAAAAAATTTCTTCACTATTGGTAACTTGCTTTCTATAATTGCTAAGTTCTTTTTTGTTTTTTCATTCTGCATTCTGTTTTTTGCTGTCTGAACGTTTGGAATTCCTAATGTCTTTTGACGTTCTTTTTCTCTGATGATCTTCAATACTGATTGTGGCTCAGATTTCATATTATTTTTCACAGCTTCCGTCATTATCGTCATTCTATTGTTAAACATATCTGTTTTTGAATATGAATTTATTTCCTCAGGTTCTACTGACACCATCGTTGCTTCAGACAAACTTTTATATAACGTCATTATTTCCTCTGAATTTGTAAATAATCTCATTCTCCCACCAAGTCCAGCTGGTGTTACTTCGAAGGATAGTGGACCCGTTGAAAATAGAGTCACTGGCGATAATAACAATCGCAGCCTACCGGATATTCTTATGGAGGCTGATGGTGGAATTAATACATCTTGCATGAAATGCAAATATTCGTCTCCAAATCCACGATAAGCGTTAACTGACGCTGAATATAACAATGACCCCGTAATAGCCTGATCTGATCTGTCTGTACCATACGGCCTCTCGGCTGTAAATATTGATATAGCGCCTCTTTCGAATATCTTTCCACATATGATAAATCTTTTTGCCATTTCCAACCCAGTATATGATGCTAATGCCTTAACACGCGCATTCATTAACTCATAATTTTTCTTTATTTCTTCTTGTAATAGTTGCATTGAATCATTATAATACATAGTTACTACGTTATCATCTCCATCAACTCTAGTATGTGTAACTCGTATCTGTGGGTATTTCTGTATCGTTTTCTTTAAAACAGTTGTAATGAGTGATACATTAGCAAAAGAGTTTCCAATTTTTGTCGTCTTTTCTCCTGAGGCAACTCCATGGTATCTAATTCTTTTATCCTCTCTTTGTGAACCACGTGAAGTTAAGATTAGATTTGAGTTTAACAATGCTTTCTGAATGTCCATCATCTTATCTAATACATTCATGCCTAGTACAACAGGTTCCGTCTTTTTATCTACGTTTTTTTCTTGTCTGACTTCATCTATCGCGTTGATCCACGCTGATCTATATGGTTCTGTATTGTGTTGTGAGGCATCCCACTGAGATACGTCCGTATATAATATAAATTGTTCAGCATTCGATGTCGCTTGCGCTAACACTCCGTATGTCAAAGTAGATGCTTTCGCAGTATACGCTTCAGCAAACGTAGCACCATAATCACCTTTCTTTGCATGCGAATACATTGATTCAGCTATCGTATGCTGTATTACAGCCACTTGCCATGGTAAAATAAATATACCTCTAGTTTGTCTGGCCGGGACATTTCTGGTTCCCATTGGAATGCCTCTTTCTATAATTTCTCTAACGTTTGAAAAATCTTGTTTTAGCAAATCGTCATCCATGTGCAGCATTTTCTTTGTCGTGTTTATTTTCCTGTCGATGAAAGTTACTTCTTTTGAAAATCCGTTAGATGAGTTAGCTAGAGCAGACATTGATTGTGCTGTTGCATCGTTATTATATTTCTTCATGTATTCTAGATACCTTGATATTTCAATCTTAAACATGTTCTTCAACTGATGATAGTATTGGTCATACATTTCTCTATCAACCTCTGATGTATACTTCACCGACACTTGATCCTCTATGGCGTCTTGAGCATTATCTATTCTGTGACCTACGTGAAAAGTGGCTGAAAATGAGTTAAATATACGCCTAAACGTACTTATCTGAACGTTATCTACATTTTTTACCATCTCTAAAAACATTAAACTCGATGCGAATGGATAATCCTTTCTTTCGTCCTCCCATTGTTTCCTTTGATCATCCGACAATCGTGATATATTTTTTCTCGGTGTAGCTACACACTCATGTGGTCTCGTAGTAGCTACAACTATATTTGATTTTAATTGACATATACCTATGAACATGGTCATCGGCGATGACAGTTGTTTAGCTGCTATCGATGGCACAATTTCAAAAACAGCAATAATTTGTGGTAAAAAATAATGTATGACGTCAGTTGAGTTGGCAATTGATATCATCGCCAATGCTGCGTGTATAATTTTAGCTGAGTATATTTTAATTTTTGATGTCAATAAATCACCGTACGATATATTCCATTTTCTGTTTCTAGATAGCTCCAAATATCCATCATCAAATCTCTGTTTTACTTTTAACATCAACCAGTATATAACGTCTAGTTGTTCTCTGTGATACTTCTCAAGGCGTGACATAACAGCAAATATTACCGATGATATTAAAGTGTGCGTTCTGTGATTGAAATGCGGTATCATTCCTTCAAGGGTGTCCGATCTCCATTTATATGGATCTGCTCCTTCAACAAATTCAAATTGGTTCATAGTGAAGAAATTTGAAACCGTCTGATCAGTGTGATATGGACGCATTTTTTGAGATTCTTTTACTTTTAACTTCTTAGCTTCCAACGATATTTGATCTACATGAATATTTATTGTATCAGTTGATGCGCCTCTCTGTTTCAATTGAGATAATATAGTGTCAATCTGTCTACCAACTAGAACTCTTTTATCTGATTTATCTTCCACATAGACAGTAAGATAACGTATTCTTAATAAATTCTTTAAACTTAATGCAATATCATCTGTTATCCTATCTTTAATGTTTTGAATTGCATCAATTGGGGATAATACTGTTGTCTCTTGTGATCTAAAATCTTTCTGATCTCTATTTAGCTCAACAATTCCTATTTTAGCATTTGTGTAAACTAAAGAAGTGTACAAAAGGTTTCGGAATATTGAGCTAGACAGCCAGTCTAGATATTCCTTTTCCGACATCGTGCC